CTTCTTCGTTGCCGTGATGGACGGTGTCGTTGCAGCTGTGACATTCTTGTTCAAGTTTCACGGCTAATGACCTGGCGCGATCACGCTGTTCGATGGCTTCGGATAACAATTGATTCAATTCTTTATTCTGACTAATTGATTGCTTGTTCTGATCAACCGATGTTGACAATGTGATGATCAAATCCTTGTTCTGTTCTTCCCAAGATTGATTGATTTCTTCATAATGTGCAATTAGGTTAGTCAATCGTTTGATGATTGTGACCGATGATTCTGTCGCTTGTGCTAGTTCATCGATTAGTCCGTCGCGAAGTGCGATTTCAATGTCTTTGATGTTGTCGTTCATAGTGTTGATCCTGCCTTGATTGGGACGGTGGAAGGGAATGGCTTTGTTACAAGCCAAATCCTGCCCGTCATGGTTTCGGGGTCGGTCATGGGTCCTAAGACAATCGCGCCATCTTCATCGACATCTTGACAAGGTATGCAGGCGATTCGGTTTGCATACAACATCGATGATCTTCCCTTGTATTGTTGGGAATCTGTTTTCATGGTGTTTCGTCCATGACTAAGCGACGCCATCTGACGGCGGTTCATCCGATTCGTTAATCGGACAGCGGTTAACGTCGCGCCTTGACGGGTTTCAGACTTTAGCACGTTACGTCCAGGAATCTTCACGGGGTCGAATTGATGGCGTGTCCGGAATCTGTTGTTGTAGTTCGCCTTCGTTAATAAGCCAGAATGGACGGGTGTGAACGCGTGACGCAGCTTGAATCGGTTGATGTTGTAGATCGCGGTATTGGTAGTATCCGCATAGATTGAATTTCCATCCAACGCCTTGACCTTCAATGACCATCAATGTCCATCGTTGCTTCTTTTCAAGTGTGTTGTCCCAATATTCGATCGACGCGTTTCGGGTGTTTTCGTTTAGGTATTTAACATCGATTAGGTGATCGCCCATCACGATATCGGGACGTCCTGGCGCATCGCTTGAATCCCACACTAGATCGACAGATTCGGTGTATTGCAGGATCTTTACAGCTGCGACTTCGGTTGCCACGCTTCGCAATATGCCCCGATAGAATCGCCGTTCATCCTTCATGCGCTGATCGCCTGATTCTTTGATTTGGACATATCTTGCGTTCGCCACTTCGCGGACCTGATCTTCATCCGCCGTGATGTCAACGATAATCATCGCGGGCAGCTTCGATATCTTCTTTCAGGACGCCATTCATGTCGTTCAACATGGCGACGATTTCTGATCGAATCGCTTTAATGGCGGGATGTGCGTTCATGGCTTTAGTCCGAATGAAGCAATCCAGGCTCATCAGGGCTTGTGTGTAACCTGCATCGAAGGCGTCCAGGGTTCGGGACTTATTCTTCATCTAGTCCGCCTTTCGGAATGTCTGCCCAGGGATCATTCTTCGGAATGGCTTCTTTGAGCCATTCGATCAATTCTGACGCCTGCGCGACGTTCAATGTCGTTGCGATCGAATGCTTTTTCTTGAATTCTTCGATGTAATGAATGTTTGGTCCCACCATCTTCAAGATCAAATCAGATTGCTTCTTAGTCATTGACGGTGTTTGCAAGGGTAAGCCGTTGACTTGTCGCTTCGGTGCGGGTTGATAGTCCGATGATGCTTCCGGAATATTGTGATCGATGTCTTTTGCCCATAAATCCAGGGCAACGCCGAAGCGCATCGCAGCTACACGGATCGCGTTTCCGATCGCGCCTTTAATGCGGTCATAAGCGTCCGATCCTTGTGGTTCGCCGTACCCAATACGTGTAATCCCGCAAACCGTCAATTTGATCCATAGTCCGCCACGTTCATCGAACAAGGGCAATCCCTGGACGTCCCATGCCATAGGTTCCCAATTCCAATCGGGATCGACTTCCAGCAATCGACGGGTGACGTTGCCATGTGAAACATAGTCCAGGCGGATCCCGCCTTTTGGCAGCTGTTGGATCTGCGACTTAGGGAATGGCGCAAGTAGCGCGTCAGATTGTTCAGGCTTCATTGATTCTGGTCCATTCTTCTAGGTCAATTTCGTTCATCAATTCGTCATAATCGGCGTCATACTTCGCAAGGGCTTCTTCAAGTTGAAGGATCCAGATCGCGTGTGTGCCTGTATTGGACTTCATGGATGCGATGATTTCAGACAATCTGAATGCAAATGTGTCCGCTTCGGGTGATACATCGTTCATCGGTATTCCCGATCTATGCGGGCGATGGTTTCGCGAACGAATGGCGAGAATTCCCGCGCCACTTCTTCCCCTATCGGTGCAATTGCACGACATCGGGCTTCTTGTTCTTCATTCCACTTGTAAAAGTCATAAGCGAAATACATTATGGACAATCCGACAACGATTAACAGCTGCGGGATGGTGAATGAATCGATTGCAGATACGACCAACACACCGACGAAGATGGCGATGAATTGGACGACGTTCTTGATTGGGTTGTTTGTCATGTGGGTCCTGATCCTTTGACGTATTATTTGATTTTTTTTGCGCCTGTGATCTCGCTTGATCGATAACGCTTGACGGTTCCAATTTTGATCGGCGTTACCGCGCCCATCTTTTCTAGTCGCCATAATGTTTGCCTGCTAACTTTCAACACCTTTTGGGCTTCTTGACTTGATAGCAATTGGTCCGTCATGTCCATAATGTAACACCGTCATCCGTCAATTTGGTTCATCCCTTCGGCGTGTTGCGATGATCGTTAAGATGGTCATTAAGTAAATCCTTCAAATCATTGACTTTATTGTGTAAATCGGTCAAGGATGATCCGCCGTTCGTATCGGGTTGAATGTTGTATGTCATTTGATCGATGTAGGACTTGATCGGTTTGACAATGCCCCATTTCACTAGCATTCCGCCAAGTGTCAGGATGGCGATCAAGGATGCGGAAGCCTGTCCCCATGTCATTAGTTGATTCACACCGATACCGCTTTGATCTGTCTGCCGTCTAGGATGATCGGTTTGCTTCCGTCATGCCAGATCCAGAATCCGATCGGCATTGACGCAGCTGTCCGGAATATATGGGACCAATGTGAATGATAAGTTTTGCCCGCCCATCCAGCGACATTTTTGTCATCGTGTCCCGTTTCATCGATCTTTTCGGTTCCAGGGAATCGGGCAAATCTTCCGCGAACGACATTCGGTGATCCGCTGACAGGGAATTCGATCCGTAAAATTGTCATCCAATGCCAGGACGCAATCAATGGGACCTTGAATGAAGTCTTGCCTTCGAAGCGAACGTATGTCCACGTCTTAGGTTTGATCAATTGCTTGTCAACCCCTGAATCTGTCTTGAAGATGATTTCAGGCATCGATCCACCGTTGCGGATTACGGCAACCCGCCCATCCCTTCCAGAATCGACCCGATTGAATTTCGAAGTGTAAGTGCGGACCGGTGGAATTTCCCGTTGATCCAACTTCGCCGATCTTCTTGCCCGCCTTAACGCGTTCACCGACCTTGATGTCGATTTGGCTTAGGTGACAATATCCCGCCCATAGACCAGGGGATCCATCTTTGAATCGGTCATTGTCGATGATGATGTGTTGTCCGTAGCTGCGACCCCATCCCCGTCCGACTTTATGCCATCCAGCAAACACGACTTTTCCAGACATGGCGGAATTGACCGATGTACCCGTTGGGCAGGCATAATCGACGCCTTTGTGACGCTTACGGGATCCGCTGTATTTCACACCATATCGGAACGTGACAATCCACTTATTCGGGACAGGTTTCATCGCCAGACTTTCCATATCGCGGATCGCAAGGATTGATCCAATTGATCAGGATTGGCAGACCAGCAATCAAACCGACCTGGACAATCTGCGGAATGTCGAAGGTCGAAAGATTGTCAACGATCCAGACCAGCATTGCGCCCGTGGCGACTTTAACGAATCCGCCGATCGGGCTAGTGGCTAGCCATTGATTAAGCTGCTTCATATGTGCCTGAAACGTAAATAACGTCGTTAGCCGCCCAAGCCATTGGCACGGTTGCGGTAGTTGCAGCTGCTACGACATAAGTACCAGCGGAATTCCATGAAAATAAATCAATATCGGTTGTAGAAAAGTCGCAAGTACCTTGATATCTTAACGTTGCACTGTTATCGAAATATGCGATATTTGTTACGAAATCAATATTTCCTGATACCGATGTCGCCGTCACGGGTAATGTCAATGTAGGTCGCGCAGCTGCACCGAAGGTTGATGTCGATCCGAATATAATTCGAATTTGAAATTGAACAATTTTGCCCAATTTGCAATAGTAACCCGATCGCGATCCGTTACCAATTGCCCAACCCGTCCCGCCTAATGTCGGTGTGTAAGATTGCCAGGCTAAAAGTCCCGTTCCGACACTTGTGTCGATGTCCTGTCCAAGTGTAGCGATAGCATCCGCGCCCAATTTGACGTAATCGGTCGATTGCGGAATGTCCCATCCGTTGTTCGTTGTTGTTGTTGCCATTATAGATCTTCCCATTTCACTAGTGCAGGATACGCCGACCAGGTAGTTCCCGACGGTATTTGATACCAGACAACCGAAGGATATGTCTCCGATTGTGCTGATGCGATCAATGTGATGATCGCTTGTTTTTGACGAATTGCCCAAGACCATCCTTCGACGTATCCATCGAAGGTAGTTCCAAATACATCGGGCAGATCCGAAGTCTGAATTGGTAATCCGCAAATAACATTTGCCAGCGCGTCGCGTGTTGCATCGGACACCGTTGGACTATGTAACGGAATGATAAATTGTTCCGGATAGACGCGTGGATATGCGCGGGCATCTTTGAAGGCTTCGGCTTGTCCTTCCGCGTCTAGGGTATTGTGAAGGGTTGTTTGACGGGTTCCCGCTAGTTGACCGTAGAGAATGATCGATTGTTCATCCCGTGCGTTTGCTTCGCCCGCCCGATAAGTGACCGTGACATCGTTGACAATTTCCGCCCATTGTGCAGCTGTTTTCAATCCCGCAGCTAAGATGTCATCTTCGGTCAAGGTCAACGCCGTGAATCCTGCACGGGCATTCAAATCGTCGTAATGAATCGATCCGTCGCCGTGTTCGCTTAGGACCCCGCGACCCGATTGAGCAGCTTCTTGTGCCAGCGATAGCGCGTTGGTGGATCCGTCATTGTATGCCATCAATTCATAGACGCCAGGGACGTCGATGTCGGTGGCAAGATTTGCGACTAATGCGTTGTTCACGCCATCATAAGAATCCCAAGTGACATCCGTCGGAAGATCATTCCAAGTCAGGACGGGCGATACATCATCCCATTCGGTCAAGAATGCTTCGGTCAGGATTTTCAGAATGCGGGTTCCGTCCTTTTCTTTCGGATAATTAGCTGCGACGGTTCCCGCGATTTTGTGATTCAATGACGCCAACGGTCCCACCGCGGTCAACGTGTAGGTCGTAACGCTTCCCGCGCTACCATAAGCCGAAAGGGCAATTTCAATGTCGCTGATGATTCCGTTGAAGATGGATGTGTCGCCCGCCGTCGGGGTTTCAATTTTGATCTGTAAGCCTTGCGACAATTGGACATCAATCGCGTTGTCCGCGGTTGTCCATAGAATCACGCGGGCATAACCTGGCGACGGTTGTTCCAGGATGTTGGGACGACCCATGTTGACACTTATGTCATCAATTACAACGCCTGGATCAATGGCGATCGAATTGATGAAGATTGACGGATTGGGATCGTATGCGGTCATAGTCTAAGACCTGCGAAGTTCACGGGACCCGTGCGACGTGCGCTGTTCTGGAATAGGGTTTCAAGGCTTCTGCGGACACCTTCGGGATCGATTGCGCCATTGATGACAATGTTCACCCCGCCACCGCCACCGAAAGACCCTGACGGCGAAATCATTCCCGACGAATTTGCCGTGAATAGTTCGGGACCTTGTTCCCCAACGACATATTGCCGTCCCTGGCGTACCGGTCCGCCCGCAGCTTTGAATCCGTCAAATAGTCCGCTGATCGCTTTTCCAACGGGACTATTCTTGATCGCGGTTCCCATGTTGACGATCGCGTCTTTGACTTTATCGATGACCTTCAATAAAAATTCAAAATAGCCAATGATGAAATTCTTGATGAAATTGCCAACCTTCTTCAAGCCTTCAAACAAGAAATCAACAACCTTGCGGAATGCGTCAGATTTGTTGTATGCCAGGACGAAGATTGCGATTAGAGCTGCGACAGCTGCGATCACTAATCCAATTGGGTTCAAGGTCAAGGCAAGATTCAGCGCGTATTGGGCGACGGTAGCTGCAATCGTGACGGCGCGTTGTGCGACCATCGCGATCTTGTAAGCAATCAACGCAGCTGTCGATCGTTTGTAAGTCAATTCCGCCAATGTCTGCGCAGCTGTCGCTGATCCCGTGGCAGCTGCCAGGGTTAGATATGCCAATTTTGCGCCAGCTGCGACGAATTTGGTGACGACTAAAATTGTGTTTAGCGCGGTGATTGCAAATTTCAAGCCGATAATGGCAACCGATAACGCAGCTACGACCGCGCCGAATGTGACGATGTTGGTCGAATTGTTCTGAATTACAGGAATAAATTTGACCAATTGATCCGTCAACAAGACAACCGTTGGAAGCAAACCGACACCGATTGATTCTTTGGCTTCATCGATGCTAACGGTTAGCCGTGCGAAAGATCCTTCCGCGGTTCCCGCTAAAGTTGCAGCTGTCCCGCCGACCTTTTCCTGAATTTCCGCCTGGATTGCGCCGAAGTCGCCCGACGCTAAGGTTGCCTTGTCGATGCCTAAACCTAGTTTGCCCAATGCGGTTGTGTTACCGTCATAGGCTTTTCCAAGTGTATTGACTACGGTTTCAAGCGGTTTTCCCGTTGCAGCTGCTATGTCTAACGCAAGATTAAGCAATTCTTGAGATTTGGCGATGTCATCGGTTGATCGAAGCAATCTGGCGAAGGCGGGACGAAGTTCATCATCGGCAACGCCGACGGCTAAGGATGTTTGGGTGATGTAATCTTCGACGGCGTTGACTTGCGCGTCGGTTGCACCCGTCAGATCTTTCAGGGACTTTTCAAGAAGGGTCGCGGATTTCTGATCTTCCGCAGCTGCCTTCGCGAAATCAATCGCAGCTGCGCCCAATCCCGCCAGGGCAACACTTGCGACGGCAGCTGCCTTGTTGACGGATGCGCCCAGGCTTTTCATCTTGCCTTCGGCTTGTTGTAATCCCTTGCCGAATCCCGTTGTGTCCGCCTGCAATAAAATTGTTAACGGGCGTCCCACGCCTTTAGCTGCCATTAGTAATCAACCCCGCGATTCCATTTGTCAATAACATTTTCCACGCCTTTTTCCCAGGCTAAGAATGTCGGTTCGGTGTAAGAATTGGCAGCTGCATCGGTCCAACCTGGACTAACGCCTTGCGCCCATAGTTGCGCCCGTCCGGTCGAAGCTGCGGAAGGTTGACTTTGATACACGCCTTTAATCGTACCGAATCGAATAAAGTTTGTTGATGCGCCACCGCTAAACGTGATTTTTTTTGATCCGATTGTTACCTTCGGAATTCTATCGCGTCCAGCCTTGACAGCCTGATTCAATTTCGTTGCATAGGATCCCGCGTGATTTGAAATAGCGGATTTGATATCGGGGACCATGATTGAATCCGCGATCTGAATTGCGGTTTGACGCAAATCTTCGGACGCGCCTTTTGGAAGGGATTTCAATGAACGCAGGATTGAAGCATATTCGGAAGCGTCAACCTTGATTGCTTCACTAGATGCCATTTCATTTCCTTTTCGATCGTTCGATTCGTATTGTCTGGATGGTCCCTAACATTTCCCAATCAAGATCTTCCAGGTCGATTTTGATTATTCCTTCGACGGCAAGATCGGCGATGGTTCTTCCGATGGTGCCGTTTGTGTAAAATCCGTTTCATCAATGCCGATCAATTCGACGGATTCCAATTCATTTGCCCAATCATCGAATTTGCTTGATGTCTGATTTCCGCGTTGAAGTACCGCGAACGCCATGACCATCAAATCTTCGAATCCCATGTTGACCTTGACAACATCTTCCCCGTCAACCCGCCGATTCTCAACAAGATCGGTCATCTTTGATTTTGTCATCCGTTCCCATTTCATAAGATCGGCGGGCAACGTGGTCACGACCATAACGCCGTGATCGGGATGTTTGATTTTGATTTGGATTTTCATGGTCCTGATTCCTTTCGTTAAGCGCGGGACACTATGCCATCGACGACAACGAATTCAACCGTCACGGTCAATGCGTCCGTAGCTGCGCCACCCGCTTCAGGGAAGTTCGGGAACACGTCGCCCGTGAACACCGATCCGCCTGCGGTGAATTCGAAGGCAATTCCAGTATCGCCAGCGGATCCAGCTGCATCGAATAGGGCTTCACACACGGAAGCGGGACTTGTGGATCCCCAATCCTGATAAAGTTCGACAGATAATGTCGCGGTGTAATCGATCGTTTTGTAAGCGCGACCGGACAGGACTTCCAATGTCTGCTGATTTGGTTCGACGGCTAGTGTCACCGAAGCTGCAACGTTGTCATATGACACGTTGTTGATCTCAAGGGACAGATCGTGTCCCGTTACGTAGGTAAGTGCCATTTGATTTCCTTAGATTGTGACATCGAATTGGATGTCGGTTGTTAGTAGATCGTTAGGTCCGACCTGCGCGATCTTTGGTTGTGTAAAGTCACCGACGCGGATCCCCGTCGGTAGATTTTCGGACACGCTAGCGATCATCGCGTCCAAATTTGTAAGGGCAGCTTGATTGTCATTAGCTGCGACGCATAGTGTTACTTGAAAGGACAAGATCATCTTCGGCGTTGCACCCACGGTCACGATAGACGCGTAAGGCGATCCAGGGACCAAAATCAAGCACGGCGGGGTCATAGTTTCCACCGGTGCGGAATAAACAATATATCCCAATGCTTGTAGGGTTGTCTTTAGAGCTGCGCGGGCGTCGCTTAACTTGTTAGGCATTATCCGACCATCGATCTAGGATCACGATATTCGCTGATTAGACCCACAACGCGGGACAATAATGATCGACCCATTCGATAGGGTCCAGGATTGAAATCGACCGCCTGCATTTGCCCTGACGCCGATTGACGGGCATTCCAGATATCGACCGCAATCATTAAAGCTGCGGTGCGACAATTTTGATTCGTGTCGTAATAGGTGGATTGTCCTTGAAGTATGCAATTGCCATCAGGCACGTTCAATCGACGGGCGATGTCTGCGTTTGTGATTGATGCCTGGAATGTGTATTCGGTGACGTGCGTGATCGTGCGGGTTCCATTGTAAGGATTCCCAACTTCGCTGATTGTCACTTGTTGTCCTGCGACGTACCCATGCGGGCTTCTTGTGGCGAATGTTGCCACGTTGGATTTAAGGGTCACGGCAACGATTGAAGCGCGGTGAAAGTTTAGAAATCCAAGAATTAGGTTTTCGGCAGATTCCATCGCCGATTCAAGTTGTGCGTCAGGGTAGATATCGCCTACACCTAAGACATCCTTGAAATCTTCGAGATCAATTAGTGACATTTGGAATCCTTCGATTGAAGTGACGGGGACCGTTCAGGACCAGGACGATCCCCGTCACGATGTTTCAACTAACTAAGCGACGGTAATTGAACGCGCAGCTGTTGGGTACTTGTTCGCTAGGGCTACGAAGCCATAG